TTAAAATAACTGTTAGTTGTTAACCAACCGAACAGCACCAACGGCATTACTAAATCGTCGTGATATCCTTCATCAGCCTCATAAGACCCCCTTTTCTCAATAAATGTAGAGATTTCGGAGATCGTATCAGCGTCATTTACAATCAATTTATTTTCTTCGACTAATGCTTTGAAGTTATGACAACCGATTCGTTTAACTTTCTTATCGGTATTAACTCCAAGCTGAGTCTTTCCACCACCAAAACCACCCGAAACAGTTTGTCCCGTAGCGTGTCTTGTAACCATCAATATGTTATCGTATTCTAATTCGCTGTATAAAATATGTGCAACTTGTTCGGAAATATTTGTTTCCATTAAGACCCACGCTTTATTGTAATCATTACCTACTTTGTAAATAATGTTAGGATATAGTAATGGACTAATCTCGTTATTACGATATTTAGCAACGATACGATATGGGACTTCTGTGATGTCAAGGATTTGGAATGCGGAATAATCGCCACCAACTCCCTTAGCCATATCAGCCACCAAACAATATGTATGTCCAGCCTGTGGGTTTACATAAACATCTAACCCATCTTTCTGATACACAATTACATCTGGACTCATCTTTGCAATTGTGTCTGCACGAACCAATGTTAAAGAAGAACCCAAGAAGTTACATAATACTTCCTGTGTAAACTTTAACTCACCAAGTGCAGCCTTTTGTTCATTCGCCCACTCTTCTGTTCTTCCTGGGATTTCCCAGTATGGAATGAATAGTGGAACAAATCCATTACGACCTTTTTCAGCATCTGTCCAAAACTTCCAAAAGTGGTTATAACCAAGTGGAGTTGAAGACAGTAGAATCTTTGTAGTCTGACCAGCAGAAATCGTTGGGTAAACAGATGTGAAAAATTCCTCAGCCACATTGTTTGGAATAATCGCTGCTTCGTCAACATAAAGTAAGTTGACAGATTTACCACGAATACCAGACTTACCTGTTGCAGCAGTAAATACCTTTGAACCATTTTCTAGTTCAATATCACCTTTGTTCCAACCAGTCACACCTTGTTGCATCCACTTTGGTAGACACTCATACATTGTTTGGTAACGATCTAAAACTTCTCGTGCAGCAGTTGCTTTGTTGGCTAGAATCGCCACAGTTTTGTTTGACTGGAACAGCGTATACCAGAGAATGTATGCAGCAGAGGTAGTTGTCTTTCCCTGCTGACGACCTTCCATAAGAATCACACGACGATTAGTATGGATTACATTTACCTTATTTCGCTGGCAATCATACAATTTAAATAACTGTAGACCATGATCCAGCGTTACAATATAACAATAGTTCTCAATAAAGTAAATTGGATCCTGAGCACATTTCATGTACTCTTTAATATCCTCAGGGGTAAACTCAACTTGAACTCCAGCTGCTTTTAAGTTGGTGTTCGAATTATAAATTTCTGCCATATTTTAAAAGCCGTCTAACCACTCTTGGTTGGTAACAGTGGCAGTGGTAGTATCACCATCTGCTGTAAAAATTCTATTTGGATTGCTAAAATCTTCATCCACTCCAATGTTAGCATTAACACTAGTAACAATTCCTTGATCAAGAACTGGACCAAATAGATTTAGTTTCATTTGGAAACTTAGCGTATGTGTAACAAAACGACGAGTTTGAAAATCTCCATCATATTCATCGGATACTGAAACGCTATTTAAAATAACTGGAACACTATTAACAATATCTATTCCTGGAATAGTGTTAATAGAAAGAGAATATTCTGGAGTAAATGTTGGAAGAATTTGTTCTATAATTTGCAGACCATCTTCTTGATTTTTAGTTAGAATGTATAGCGTAATGTCCAGATTGTATGGTACTGGAGAGTATACATGTTCTTTGGAAGCTGTGCCAGTTGAGTAAGTGATTTTACTTAAACGATTAGTCTTGCGCATTGAGTCGTAGTTATAACCAATAATTTCAAAAGACATTCTTGGCAGAGAAACATAAGTGTGGTTCTCTAAATTTGGATCTTGATCTAAACGAACAATCCATTTTTCTTTTGGAGCATATGCCAATGGAACTTGCAATCGTTGAATAGTTGTTCCATCAACAGAGTCACCTTGTTTACGATCAATGTAAATGTTACTGAATAGTTTACCAAAGGCAACAATTGCTTTTCTTACTGTGCCATGATAATAGACATTATTATTAAGCATTACTGAACCTCACCGAATGGGTTTTCTTCACTGAATAGTATATCATCACCTTGCTCTTTAAATTTATTATTGTCAGCATATGACTCAGTTTTATCGATATTAATATCAATAACTGACAACGCTGCAGCTTGTGTTCCACCAGATGGCGGTGCAGAGAAATTAACTGCTGGTGCTGTTGCGTATCCTGTGCCACCATTTGTGACATTGACTGAAACAACCTTGCCTGCATTACTTCCAGTCCCAAGAACAGCAGTTGCAGTTGCAGCACCAGATGAGAATGTTACTGTTGGTGCAGTTACATATCCAGTGCCTCTATTTGTGATATTAATAGATGTGACACGACCAGTTGGGTTTCGTGTTGTATTTGTACTGAAAGATTTTAGCGATTCAAATGCGTCTACTTCAGCAATACCAGTATCGATACGCTCTGATGAATACTGGAATAGTTCAACTTGAAGTTTGTAAACATAAAGTTTACCAAGTTGATAAAATGGATCTTGGTGTTGCACGAATTTGATTTCGAACAAACCTTTTGTTAGTGGGAAGTATAATAGATCACCTTCGTTTGGACGAGTTGGAATGCTAGTGACTCCATAGCGACCAACCAACTGTTCCCATCTACGACGAGCAACTACTAATGTAGCTGATTGCTCCATCATTAAACCAAACTTTTGAATGAACGCACCTTGTCCTGCAAACGAATCAACATTCTCAAAATACATTTCGATTGGAAAGGATGATTTAAATTCACTAAGTCTATCTTCACCAAGGATTTCATCCTTGGATACTAAAGATCTTGGAATATAAAAGAAGTCTTGACCATAAATCTTAAGAGATTCAATGATTAAATCTTCAATAAGCAACTGCTCGGTTCTAGTACCATTAGTAAAGTAAACATTACGAGACATGGATTACCCCAAGAAAAAGTCTAATGGAGCAGATTTGTTCATTAATTCTTCTTCTAGATCCTTAATTTCTGTAGTTGCTTCATCGTATAGTTTATCACCATCCAAAGTGACACCACCTGGAAGTTGTAATCCTTGGAACTTTTTAAGATTTGTTGCCCATTGTTTCTTAAACAATGCAGTGACATAGTGTTTTAGCCATGTCTCATTGTACACCTTTGTGTAAGAAACTGGATCCATGGCACGATATGCTTGAACAATAATATGATCACCAAGGATAAAATCTGTTTGCCAGTTAGCGTCTAGGTATAATCTATTTGATAAACGATTAAATCTAAACAACTGATGACCATTTAACTCTAAGTCTAAAAGAGCAAGATGATTCATTACTGTTTTGTAATAGATTAAAGATGTAGATGTTAAATCGTACAAGTCATTTAATCTTAATTGGTATTGTAAGTCGAAGATATTCTTAGAAGAACTTGCTTGACCAATACCTAGAATTTTTGTAATGCCGTAAACATAATCGGGAATATTAATATAACGATTATCATATTCACGCAGAGTGATAGAGGATAGAACGGCAGTTGATCCTGCTGAACCATTAATAGTTTCTCCAGCAGTAAATGTTCCTACTACATTTTTAACTAAGAGTAGAGTGCCAGCAGATGTTCTTGAAGACTCTTGGCAAACTTGTGCAGTAGCACCTGATGTTGCGCCAGTGATATTTTCTGCTAATTTAAATGATGCAGCAACAGAAGTGGACAGAGTGATTTCTGAAGCACGAATTTGTTGCTTCATGTAAATTTGTTCTACACCATCATAGTGATATAGATTCCAATACTCTAATGCTTCGTCTAAACGATCTTCTAATTGATCATCATCCACATTAACCTCGAGCACAGGTGCACCTAGTGCTCTTAAAGCGTATTGTTTTAAACCTTCTCTTGAGCTAACAGCCATATTTTATCCTAATGCGATTGCCATAGCAACCGCTCTTGTTAATGCTTCTCGAACAGCGAATTCAGTTGTAGCAATTTGTGTTGTTTCCGTGGCGAGGTCAGCAGTTGGAGCACTTGGAGTTCCAGTAAATGTCGGTGACGCAGAAAAGACAAGAGAACCTGTACCTGTTTCATCACTAACAGCAGTTCGCATTTGTGCAGATGTGGCAGTAAATGTATTACTACCAAGATCAAATGTCTTATTTGTTAGCGTATCAGTAGTTGCTTTACCAACTAGCGTATCAGTTGCAGCTGGTAAAGTTAATGTTCCAGACGCTGCAGCAGCACCTTGTACAGTTGTTGTACCAGAACTTGAACCATTAAACCGAACAGTCTTACCTGAGGCAACTGCAAAATGTTCTGAAGAAGTCCACGCACTTGTTGACTGAACCCAATTTAATGTTTTATCAGTAGCACCCTTAAGAGTAATACCGCCACCATCTGCAGTAGTATCAGTTGGAGATGCAACAGAACCTAATTCAATATTTTTATCATCAACAGTAAGAGTTGATGAATTAATAGTGATAGTTGTACCATTAACTACTAAATCTCCACTAAGTGTAAGGTTTACTGCAGTTGCTGTTCCAGTTAAAGCAGGACTTGCGCTAAGAACAACAGAACCTGTACCAGTCGATGAGGTTGTGCCAGTACCACCGCTCGCTACTGGAACAGTATCACCTGAAACATATTCAGCCAAACCTACAACATTACTACCGCTGTAGGTGGCTTTTACTGGAATTTTATCTGCCATTGTTTATTATGCCGTTAATTTTAATGTCGTTACCGATGTACCATCTGACTTAGCAAATGGTAAGTATACTGTATCTAGGCTAGTAGCTAATGCACTCGCCTCAGTAAATAATGGAATGTTTGACGCATTCCCATCATATTTAGTAAACGGAAAAGACTTGTTTGTTGTGAAAGTGATTGTGTCAGTTGAAGGACTAGTGATAACACCAATAACTCCAGCTGCAGCAAGTGTCAATGTATCAGTGGCAGAGTCTGCAAGAACGCTTGATTGTCCTGATACTGCAATAGTAGTAAACGAATTACCAGTACCACCAGCACCAGCAGCTGGTGTAGTCCAATAAACTCCAGTACCAGTAGAAGTTAATACTTGCCCATCTTCTCCTACAGCACCACCAGCAGTAATAGTACCAGTGACTATTGGGCTAGTTAAAGATTTATTGGTAAGGGTTTGTGTGCCAGTTAATGTTGCAACAGTAGAATCAATTGCAATAGTTCCGCTAGATGTAATCGTTCCACCAGTTAAACCAGTACCAGCTGTAATAGAAGTTACGGTTCCAACATTACCAGCAGCAACTGTTGCCCATTGAACACCAGTCGAAGTTGATTGAAGAACTTGTCCATTTGTACCTACACCACCACCAGCTGTAAGAGTACCAGTTAAAACTCCAGATGAAAGAGTTTTGTTTGTTAGTGTATCTGTTGTTGCTCTACCAACTAATGTATCTGTAGATGTAGGAAGAGTTAATGTTCCAGTGTTAGAAATACTGGAAATAATTGGTGTAGTTAATGTTTTATTTGTTAGTGTCTGAGTAGCTGTTAATGTAACAACAGTATCGCTAGTTCCTGGAAATGCAAAAGAAGTAGAATCAGTGCCAGTGAATGTCAGCGAGTTACTTGCTGTTAATGTTTTACCGTCAGCGATTGTTAAAGTAGAACCAGTTGCTGGAGCAGTGAACGCTACTTTATTAATGCTAGTTGCCGTTGCAACACCCAATGCTGGAGTTGTCAGAGTCGGACTAGTAAGGGTTTTGTTTGTTAGGGTTTGAGTGCCAGTTAAAGTGGCAACAGTAGAATCAATTGCAATAGTGACTGCAGAAGATCCGTTGTAAGATGTTCCAGAAAGACCAGTACCGATTGTTAGTGCATTAGTAGCAGTAGCTGTAACCGTAACAGTTCCTCCTAAACTTACTGCACTACCATTGATTGTGATAGAACTATTGGCTAAGTTTGCATTAGTGATACCAGCAGTGCCTGAAAGGTTACTGTTAGTTAGTCCACTAATAGTATTTGAACCTGCAGCTATTGTTTTATTGGTAAGAGTTTGCGTGCCAGTGTCTGATACTAAAACGGCATCAGCGTTACCAATGGTGGATCCGCCAGGAAGTGTTAATGTATTAGTGGCTGAAGCAGAGTGGGGTTGAGACGCAATCCTTTGACCATGTGTATTAACAGGACAATTTAATTGAATTTGACCAACTGTTGAACCATCACCCTGAATCTCTAATATATTGGTGAATGGTTTTAATACTATATTGCCAGAAGCAGATACTGTGATACCACCAAGAACAGGAGATGTGAGAGTTTTATTGGTTAGAGTTGCTGTGGCAGTAGCTGATGGATATAAATCAATCGCATTGGCTGATGTTTTATAATACAGTTTTCCATCAGCATAGTTTAATGCTAATTCACCGTAATCTAAATCTCCTACAAGTGGAACTCTCGCTCCAACAGAGGACTTCTTAAGAAGAACCTTATTCGCCATTCTCTAACCTTAAAAAAGGAAACAGGAGAGTAAGAACTCTCCGTACAAAATTATTTAGTAAGTACCGCCATCAATCTGGAATCCGTCCAGAGTAGAAGTTGCTGCACCAGCACCAGTAATGTTAGTGCCAATAAACATTGCTTTAGCAACAGACAAACCACCAGACAATACAACTGCTGCAGTACCAAGAGCAGAAGCGTCAGTGGCAGAAGTAAATGTTATTGCACCAGAACCAGCGATAGTTGTACCACTGAAACTAGAAAGAGTGATTGTCTTATTGCTTAATGATTCAGTGCCAGCTAGTGTAGCAAGAGTACCAGTAGTTGGTAGAGTTACAGAAGTGTTTGCAGTAGTTGTTAAGCCAAGTGTATGAGCACCAGTATGGGTAAAACTACCACCAAGAGTGATAGTCTTAGATCCATTATTAACACCAGTACCACCATAAGTAGCACCAATTAATGTGCCTTGCCAAGTACCAGTACTGATAGTACCAAGAGTAGTAATAGATGATTGACCAACATAAGTTGAAGCAATATCAACAGAGTCAGTATTAACAGTAATACGATCTGCAGTACCAACTACATCTAGGGTATTACCAGACTTGGTTAAACCAGCACCAGCAGTAATTTGACCAGCACCAGAGAACTGACTGAATGTAATTGCAGTAGTACCGATAGTGATTGCAGTATCATTGGAAACTACATAACCATTATCAGCTTGTGTTGTACCTTCTTCAACAAAGAAGAATGTTCCTGGAGAAACTTCAACATCTGGTGAGTTATCAAAGTCTGTGGCACGAGTCCATGAACTAGAAGCAACAACATAAATACCGTTTTGCGAACCAGTAGATTGATTCTTAACAAGAACACGATCACCAACAGAAAGAGCAACACCATCAATAGTTTGAGTATTGCTTAGTGTAATATTCGCAGTAGTTGCGGCACGAACAGACGCTTTAACATCAAGACCATTTGACAGTGAGTCAACATATGCCTTTGTGGCAAGGTCGCTAGACTGAGTAGGATTCGCTGCATTACCAACACGCTTACCACCAACATCAACAATACCAGTGCCGTTTGGAACTAGGTTTACATTTGTATCTGTACCACCAGCAGTGAAAGTTAGTGCACCAGTACCAGTGATAGAGCCATTTGTAGTTCCAGTACCACCACTACCGACAGCGATAGTTGTACCATTCCAAGTACCAGAAGTGATAGTGCCAACGCTGGTTAAACTAGAAGCAGTAACACCAGAGTTTAAAGTATTACCAGATAATGTACCAGCTGCAGCAGTAACAGTGATCGCTGCAGAACCATCGAAGTTTACTCCGTTAATTGCACGAGGAGTTTGAAGAGTGGTAGCAGTAGAAGCATTACCAGTTAAAGCACCAACAAAAGCTGTAGATGTAACAGATGCTAAACCAGCAAAGGTAGTTACTGTTGCACCAAGAGAAACTGATGTAGAACCAATAGTAACAGAACTATTTGTAAGCGATCCATTACCAATATTTGAAAGAGTATTACTTGCACCAGAGATAGTCTTGTTAGTAAGAGTATCAGTAGTTGCTTTACCAACTAATGTATCAGTTGCAGCAGGTAAAGTTAAAGTAGTTGTACCAGCTGTGGCAGTTGCAAGTACAGTAGTTGTACCAGAAGTAGAACCACTAAATACAGCACCTGTTCCACCGATAGTTGGTAGAGTTAAAGTCTTATTAGTAAGAGTCTGAGTGCCAGTTAAAGTGGCAACAGTAGAATCAATATCAAAAGTTACTGTGTTAGTGCCAGAGTTTACTGTAGAAGTAAGACCAGTACCACCTGCAAAAGTGATAGTATCAGTGGCAAGAGCAATGGTATCAGTACCAGTGTCGCCAGCAATACCAAGAGAAGTAGTAATTGATACAGTAGAAGCTGCAGTCAAACGACCTTGCGCATCAACAGTGAATGTTGGGATTGCAGTGGCAGAACCATAGCTACCTGCAGTAACTGCAGTATTGATAAGAGCGATGGTAGATGTATTACCACCATCTGAGTTAGTGACACTAATTTGGCTAGCAGTACCAGTTACTGCACCACCAACTGTATCATAGATAAACTCAGCAAGAGTATCTGTTGTACCATTAATGTATGGATTGTTAAGAACTGTTTTACCAGTACCATTCGGAGTTAAAACAATGTTGCCGTTGGTATCTGTAGAACTGATAGTATTAGTGCTACCAGTAAGAGTTAGATTACCTACATTAAGGTTATTGATTTTACTGCTAGCATCAAGAACAATCGCAGATGACGCAGTTAGCGTACCTGGAGTGTGATCCAGCATATCGGTAAAGTATTTACCACCGATAACAAAGTGGTTTACTGCATTACCAGAAGTTTCTGCTCCTATACCAATGTATAGTCTGTCACCACCATTGGATCCGTTGTCCGTTAAGGCTGAATAGGCTAGTTCACCAGCCCCAAGCGTTGCTGGATTACCAGATACTGATGATCTTTTTATTCTAATTATTGATGCCATCTTTTAATCTCCGTTAAAATTCGCCACCTTCCATGTTCTGCGCATCAAGCGTAGTCGTGGAAGTCCATCTATTTGTTGTTGTTCTATATACTAATAATGACCCATTTACTTGTCCGTTGGTTGTCACATCGACATCGCCAACTGAACTT